TGCACCACTAGCTGCGTTTGACGCATAGTAATAACGCAGTGTTGAGTTGATTACAAAGTCACCTATATATGGAATCAATTGATCAACCTCCCACCGATTACCGGCCCACCGCCAGATACTCCAACAGACGGAGTGAATGCACTTATATCTAGGCCAATGACATACCGTATTGTTCCAGATTCAGTCCATGTATTTGCTGTAATGTCTCCGTTCACACCATACGTTTGCACGTCACTTAAACAGTTTGCATCCTGTGCCCGTGCATATGTAAACTTTCCAATAGAAAACGCATCTCCAGAATTTTGTATACCTACTAAATACTTGACTCCTGCAGTTAACGTTTGCGGTGTCGTAAACGGCAGATATACTTGACCACCCTGTCCTTGATAATAAGCATTTAAAGCTGACGGAACACCTCCATCCGACAATGTTCGAGATGTTATCAATGTAGGTGGATATGATGTTGCGTTATACAATCGCAACGTAGCATTGACAAAGTTTGCATTCTGAGCAATAGGAGTCAATATGCCTTCTAATGTACAACTAGCACCCATAGACGTAGGAATGATAAATGAATTGCCACTAAATGTGTTTGTAGAAAAACTACCTATGTTTTCAGCACCACTAGTTTGCACTGGATATCCATAACTTTTTGTTGCCGATGCAATCCCCCATCTAAATGAGTACTGGTCATTTGTAGAACTTGTACGTGAAAATGGTTGGCCTGATATTAAGGTGTAATCGCGTTTGCTTTGATCTTGATTCTGCACAACAGACAAACTACCAGACCACGTACCATACGACTCAATACCTATTGCGTATGTTGTTCCACGCACTATCGTCTGTGGTGTTGTAAGGTTCCACCATGTAAATGTTGGCGTAGTAATACCAGATGGCGTACTAACTGGATTAGCGTCGGTATAAGTTTTTGTTGTTGGAGGATTAGGTATAGATAATCCCTTCACGTACTGATACATAGCAATACGTATTGGAGGGGTGCCTGACGATCCAGACACACACATACCAAATTGAGTAATGGTCATGTCTTCTTCTGCCGTAAATATTTGAATGACATACTGACTTGCAGCTGTAAACGTAAAAGCAGAATACGAAAATGCTGTTTGGTACGCATTTTGATAACGACCCAATGGATTAATTATCACGACGCTGTTACCCATACATTATCGGGATCACTGATAGACAGCGACGCTGTCTTGCCACTAACTCGCTGTTCTGAGTAATCCATAATCAGTAATGTCCGTAGCAATACTTTAATATCAGGTATTAAAGAGTTGCAGTAATCTTGGAATGCTTGATCACTCTCAAAATTTAAAGACTCCGACTCATTCCACCAAAGAATGATGCGCCCATCTGGAAGCTCATCAACTCTAGCTAATTGCGCAGATTCCGAGTAAGTCATTCACTGACCTTCTTTAATGCCTTTTCAATTATGATATTAAATGCTTGTACGGTACGTAATCCTAACGTGCCTAACAAAAAAGACAAACCAATCATCTCATGTGGTTTGTCCCATCCAAGTTTTTCCGCAACTAGTGGCGTTAAGTAAATAGCTGACGCAGCCCCAGACAGAACAGTAACTATCCCTTGCACAACTGATTTAATCTTATGCCAGTCGGTACCAATTACAGCACCAATCAATCCGGCCAGTAACTGATTTAAATCAATATGCAGTTTATCCATCGATGTCCCTCGTCGTTTCGCTGACACGTCTCACCTCCGGTAGTTTAACTGAAAATACTGGTAGGTTGCTATCTTGTCGCATAAAGAAGGCAATCAACGCAGTTGTCATAGCCGGTATACCAGCCCTGATGCCTTCTATGCTACACAATAATAAACTGCGTGTCACCATGCCAAATGACGCATTTTCTGGGACGTGCATTGCCTTCCAAGCCGAATCAAACTCAGGAGCAGCTGATGCAACAAACGCACCAAGAGCTAATAGTATCAATCGACCCCATGCAATATTCATCACTTTCCTCCTGCTTGCGCAACTGGCGGAACAGAAAAAATACCGTTAGGTCCTTTATATGATGGATCAAGCCTAGTCCATAATTGAATACGTACTTGATCGTACCAATCTCCCCAGAATGCCCTGCCAACAATAGAGGGGTCATCGTTCTTTAATGCTATTTTACGAGCTGCATAACATGGCAACGCTTGCATCAATAAATCGTCACTAATAAATGAAAATGTTCCTGCTCCCGCAGTTATAGCAGTCGGTAGTCCAGCTCCACGTGCAGTAAAAGCAATTGATGTAGACGGAACTGGGTAGAAGCCTAAATTGCTATAACCAGCCTCATACCAATAAGTTGGCTCGCCAGATGTGGTTGTGTAACTTAAATCATAGGATCGCAATTCATTTTCGCCACAGTGAATAATAGGTACGGTTGCACTATTAATATGTACTGTTATTGGAAATGCTAATACAGAAGCACTGAAGTCATAAGTGCGCCCAGTGTGTGATGCCACAGTCAAAGTAGTCGGCAAGTAAACACACGTTCGACAAAGTTCAAAAGCTGCATCGTTTAGATACTGTAAAATCACATCATTGCTAGACGTTGTGACACCACCAACGCCATCTGGTAGTTCTGCAATCACAGAATCAAAAGGTTCGTTTAATAACCTGAGAGTTTCATTTTTAAGATCAACAAAACCTTTTGCCATTACCGTGTCCTTCTAGCGTAAATGCTTGCGTAATTGTCAACCATTGCAAGGCGTTGTAGGTACTCTGGCTTAAATATTTGCATTGCATTAGCATCGCCCATTTGCATACCACGAGCTTGCAATACAGCATAAACTAAACAATCATGTGCAACTTCCGGTAAAGGACATTCAGTTGCATCAGTATTAGGTAATGGAGTTCCAGCTGAATCATATGCCCAGTTATCACCGGGTTGTGCATAACCTTCAATCAGAAGGCCATTTGTAAGAGTAGCGTTTACAGCTGGGTAAACGCTTATATTATTCATCCCTCTCAATACAACTATCTCAGGACGATCACTACTTGGCAGGTTTCTCCATGAATCAATGTATTGATTACTGAAGTCGAATAATCTTGTTGATTGATACTCGTTTAATGTGTCTAAAACCTTAATGACTTTAATTCGGTAGATATCTGGTGCGCAGTAGTCATTAACATCTACAGTTAAATCTAAATACCTACGGCCAACCAGACAGTCCGTTTGTCGGGCTATCTGATTGGCCTGTTCTAGAATTAGATAGTCTAGGCCAAATGGATCACGGTCTGCGTCAGTGCCAAAGTAGTTTCTACCAAGCATCCTAACATTGCGTTTAATTTGACCTAGATTCATATCTAGAGTACTCCCTCGCGTCCATTCTGAATGTGCATGCGAGTCACATTAAGTGCACCACCTGCACGAATTGCAGAGAATGCAATCCTCAACTTAAGGAATTTTGCATATGACTGCAATGGAAGTACCGCCATTTCATCACCAGCTGCTGCTGCAGCTGTATGAACAAATGAAGATAACAACGTTGCCGTACTTGGAGTGAATCCGGAAGTATCAGATCCATGCAATTCCACCGTAATAGTATCTGCTGCAGTCAAACCAGAATAGTTTCCTGCAAACAATACATACAATGGATTAAGGATTTGACCACGGACATAATCAGCTGCAGTCACGGATCCATCCGCATTAGCATCCATAACTGCACCACTAACACCGTTCATGACAAGTCCGCCATAATCCAATTGTGCAGAAATTGCAATACCAGCAGTAGAAGTACTAGTAAAGTTCATAGCAACAACACCATTTGAAGATGCTGTCGGAATGTTCATCTGGTTTGCACCACCACCAACCGATGGGTACGAAAATGTAAGTTTTGCGTCTCTCATATCAATCCTCCTTAGTTAGTTGCCAACCGCAGACGTCCGATTGAGCGAGTGTTTGGCATCCAGAGACCCATGCCCCAGTCAAACAGAACATTGTGCATGATTCCGTTCTCCTTCGACTTGCCTAAGTATTCAGGCTTGAATGGGCCAGATTGCCAACCTTGCACATAACCAGTGCCGTAGCGTACAGCATAGATGTCAGCAAAGTTTGAAGGAGCAGTAATGACAGGAGTTGTTCCGTCTAACTTACGTCCTACGGTGCGGATCTTAGCACCCTTATATGTATCGACCGATCGGTCAAATGCATCATTATCGGTATTAAAACCAGTACCTGCTCCAAGTTGTCGGAGGACAAATTCAAACCGACGCTTGGTATCTTCATTCATGTAAAGGACAACGCCAGATCCGTCAGGGGAGTTTAAGTTGTCAAATAATTCTTGAAGTGCAGACACAGTTCCGTTAGCTTCAAGAGCGTTATACGAACTTGTAGTGTCAAGAGATGCAACAGTCGATGCTGGTGCAACAAGACAGTCCGTTGGAATATCGTAGTC